CCCAAGCTACCGATTACTAACGTGATGGCTCAGACAATTCAAGCCTCGGATAACGGCCCTGATATTGCATACTATCTCGGCACAAACCCCAAGGAAGCTGACCGCATTTCTCGACTTGAACCGTTCTTGCAGGCTAAAGAGATAGGAAGATTGGAAGCAAAGGTTGCTTCTGAACCCGTAACAAAACGTACATCCAGCGCACCTGCGCCGATTTCACCTGTTACCGCTCGCGGAGGTCACTCCAGCGGTTTTGATACCACAGACCCAAGGTCAATAAAAACCATGACCACAAGCCAGTGGATTGAAGCTGATAGAGCAAGACAGGTGAAAAAGCAGGAAGCTAGGAACCGCTAACTACTTTAAGGAGTTTTTTCATGGCTAATAGCCTGCTTACCATCGATATGATTACTCGGAAGTGCCTCGAAATTCTCGAGAACAACCTGGTTATTTCGCGCAATTGCAATAAAGAGTATGACGACAGCTTCGCTGTTGAAGGTGCCAAGATCGGTTCGACCCTGCGGATTCGTCTGCCGGATCGCGCCTTGGTGACTGACGGTGCCGCCCTGCAAGTTCAGGACGACAACGAGCAATTCACCACGCTGACGGTTTCTAGCCAGAAGCACATTGGCATCAACTTCACCAGCGCCGAACTGACAATGCAGTTGGATGACTTTGCGGAACGTGTTCTGAAGCCGCGTATCAGCCAATTGGCGTCGAGTGTGGATGCTGACGTTGCTAACGCCTACAAGTCTATTTTCAACACCGTAGGCACTCCCGGCACCACGCCGGCCACCGCTCTGGTTCTGCTGCAAGCGCAACAGAAGCTGAACGAATCGGCTACGCCTATGTCGCCGCGCTACGCAACCGTAAACCCTGCCGCTAACGCTGGCCTGGTAAACGGCTTGAGTGGTTTCTTCAACCCGGCAGGCACGATTTCTCGCCAGTTCAAGACCGGCATGATGGGTGAGGGTGTTCTCGGTTACGACGAAATGAACATGTCGCAGTCGATTGTTAACCACACTACGGGCAGCCGAGCGGGAACCATTCTGGTAAACGGTGCGGTTAGCACGCAAGGGCAAGCCACTATTACCCTTGATGGCCTTACCTCGTCCACCACGGTAACCGCAGGCGATGTGTTTACCATTGCTGGCGTGTATGCGGTCAACCCGCAGACCCGTCTTAGCACTGGTAGCCTGCAACAGTTTGTCGTAACTGCGGCACAAACGGCGTCCGGTGGCGACATGGCGAATATGGCTATCTCGCCGCCCATGTACACGGCCAGCAACGCGTTGGCAACCATTGATGCGTTCCCCGCTGACAACGCGGCGGTGACGTTCGTGGGAACCGCGTCTACCGTGTATCCGCAAAACTTGGTGTATCACAAGAATGCGATCACGTTGGCCACGGCTGACCTCTTGCTTCCGCAAGGTGTCGATATGGCTTCGCGTCAAGTGCATAACGGTATCTCGATGCGTATCGTGCGTCAGTACGATATTAACAACGACCGTATGCCTTGCCGTGTCGATGTGCTGTATGGTTTCAACACCATTCGCCCGCCGATGGCTTGCCGTATTTTTGGTTAATTTAAACTTTTAGGAGACACAATCATGGCATTAGCTTCAGTTGGTGGTGGCTATCAGAACACTGATGGCAATCAAAGTGAACAAACAATTGGCGTCCAAGCCGCGCAACAAACGGCAACTGCAACCGCAACTTTGACTGTTGCTCAAGTCACTGGTGGGATTTTGGTGGGCAACCCGTCTACAACGGCGGCGTCCTACACTCTGCCGACGGCGGCGTTGATTGACGCAACGATGACCAACATGAAAACCAACAGCACGTTTAAGCTGACGGTAATCAATCTTGGCACCAGTACTGGCCTTATCACGGTGGTTGTTGGCACCGGCATTACTGCGGTAGGCAACTTAGTTGTTGCTATTACTGGCAGTGCGGCGGGTGTTAGCGGCGCGGGTGAGTTTCTGTTCCGCAAGACTGGCGACGCAGCGTACACCGTTTATCGCGTAGCTTAGTAACAACACCTCGCGGCGTAACAACCGCGAGGTGGTTTTTAAGGATTAAAATATGGTCATCTACCTACGACACCCGATACACGGCAACAAGGTTGCTATTGCAGATGCCGAAGCTGACGCTGACGAAAAAAATGGCTGGGAGCGTTACGAACTTGGCGCGTTGTTGACGCCTGTAAACGAACTGGCTAAACCTCGCGGCAGGCCGCGTAAGGAGCTTGAGGAATGACCACCACGGCTGGCGATCAGATTAACGGGGCGTTACGGCTGATTGGTCAATTAGCCGAAGGTGAAACGCCATCTGCGGCAACGTCAGCCGATGCGTTGACCGCGATGAACCAGATGTTGGATAGCTGGTCGTCTGAACGTCTGTCTGTGTTCTCGACGCAAGACCAAGTATTTACTTGGCCTGCATCTACCGCAACCCGCACGCTTGGGCCAACAGGTAATTTTGTCGGCAACCGACCCGTACTGGTGGACGACTCGACCTACTTTGTCGATAGCAGCAACAATATTAGCTTTGGCATCAAGCTAATAAACCAAGCGCAGTACAACGGCATTGCGGTAAAGACAGTCACCAGCACCTATCCGCAGGTCATGTTTGTAAACATGGCAATGTCAAATATAGAGATGACAATCTATCCGGTGCCAACTAAAGCGTTGCAATGGCACATCATTAGCGTAAGCGAGCTAACAGAACCGGCTACATTAGTGACAACATTAGTGGTGCCGCCGGGCTATTTGCGTGCGTTTCGATTCAATCTAGCGGCTGAGATTGCGGCTGAGTTTGGTGTGGAGCCGCCGCCCCAAGTGCAGAGAATTGCAATGAGCAGCAAACGCAACATCAAACGCATCAACAACCCCGACGATGTGATGAGCCTGCCGTATAGCATTGTGGCAACTCGTCAACGATTTAACGTCTACAGCGGCAACTACTAATTGAAAACCCCGATTTTAGGCGGTAGCTACGTAACCCGGTCAATCAACGCGGCAGACAACCGCATGGTTAACCTGTTCCCCGAAGCGATACCGGAGGGCAGCGGCGGGAAAGAAGCGGGCTTCTTAATGCGATGCCCCGGCCTGCGCTTGTTGGCAACGGTCGGCACCGGGCCTATTCGTGGGCTGTGGGTGACTAACGGCGTGGCCTATGTGGTGTCGGGCGATAAGTTCTACAGCCTAAGTACCAGCTACACGGCCACCCTAATTGGCACCGTGTCTGGCACAGGCCCGGTCAGCCTAGCCGACAACGGCACACAGATATTCATTGCCTGCAACCCGTTAAGTTACATCTACAACGTATCCACCTTAGTGTTTGCACAGATTACAGATGTTGACTTTCCCGGCGCCGGCTCGGTCGGTTACTTGGACGGTTACTTTGTATTCAACGAACCAAACTCGCAGAAGTTTTGGGTAACCAGTCTGTTGGACGGAACATCAGTGGATCCGTTGGATTTTGCCAGCGCGGAAGGTTACCCCGACGATGTGGTGGCCTTGATCGTAGACCACCGCGAAATATTCTTGTTTGGCAACACCAGCGTTGAGGTTTGGTATGACGCTGGAACGCCTGACTTTCCCCTGGCGCGGATTCAAGGCGCATTCATGGAAGTGGGTTGCGAGGCGGCGTATTCGGTAGCCAAGCTCGACAACAGCGTGTTCTGGTTGGGTTCAGATGCTCGCGGGCGCGGGATAGTCTACCGAGCCAATGGCTACACGCCTGCGCGTATCTCGACCAACGCCGTTGAATTTGCCATTCAAAGTTACGGCAATATTTCCGATGCGATTGGCTACACCTACCAGCAGGACGGGCATCCGTTCTATGTGTTGGTGTTCCCGTCTGCCGAGGCTACATGGGTTTACGATGTTTCTACGCAGTTGTGGCACGAACGCGCCGCTTTTGACAACGGGCATTTTGTTAGGCACCGCAGCAATTGCCAAATGTCATACAACGACGAGATTGTGGTGGGTGACTACGAAGATGGGCGTGTCTATGCCTTTGATCTTGATGTTTACGCTGACGACGACCAGACGCAAAAGTGGCTGCGGTCGTGGCGCGCATTGCCCGCAGGTCAGAACAATCTTAAGCGCAGCGCGCACCACAGCTTACAGCTTGACGCTGAGACAGGCGTTGGGCTTGCTCTATACCCCGGTTATGACGCTGAAAAGCTATTAACCGAAGCAGGGCTGTACATTACGACTGAAGCTGGCGACTATTTAACGACAGACGCGTACACCGCTGCGCCCGGTTACGACCCGCAGGTAATGCTGCGCTGGTCAGACGACGCGGGGCATACCTGGTCAAACGAGCATTGGAACTCAATGGGCAAGATTGGGGCTTACGGCACCCGCACCATTTGGCGCAGGCTCGGTATGACCGAAAAGATTCGTGACCGGGTGTATGAAGTGTCCGGTACTGACCCGGTAAAAATTGCCATTGTGGGTGCTGAACTGTTTGTTACGCCAACGAGTAGCTGATGGCCGAACTCAACATCACCAATATTCCCGCGCCTCGGGTGCCGTTCATTGATGAACGCACCGGCCTTATGGCGCGGGAATGGTATCGGTTCTTTCTCAACATGTTTGTTTTGACCGGCAGCGGCAGCAACGCAACTACGCTCGACGAACTGCAATTAGGGCCACCCGTTCAAACTAGCAGCGGCACAGTTACCAGCGTTACCGGCACACCTCCGGTTGTATCTTCCGGCGGCAACGCGCCGGTAATCAGTATGCCTGCGGCCACTACGTCAGCCGACGGGTATCTGACCAGCACTGATTGGAATACCTTTAACAACAAAGGCGTTGGCACTGTCACCAGCGTGTCGGTGGTGTCGGCTAACGGCCTTGCCGGAACGGTAGCAACAGCAACGACTACGCCTGCGGTTACGTTATCTACAACCGTTACCGGGGTGCTGAAAGGCAACGGCACCGCAATCAGCGCAGCCACCAGCGGCACTGACTACGCGCCAGCGACTAGCGGCACCTCGATCCTTTACGGTAGCGGAACGGGCGGGTTCAACAACGTCACCATAGGAACCGGCGTTGCCTTTGCTGGCGGCACGTTGTCAGCGACCGGCTCGGGCGGCACAGTAACCAGCGTGACCGGCACAGCACCTGTTGTATCGTCTGGCGGCGCGACACCGGCGATCAGCATGGCCGCTGCGACAACAAGCGTTAATGGCTACCTGACCAGCACCGACTGGAATACGTTTAACGGCAAGGGCAGCGTTACCAGCGTAGCGCAGTCCTTTACCGGCGGTTTAATTTCGGTAACGGGTTCGCCTATTACGACCAGCGGCACTCTTGCGTTGACCGTAGCAGGAACCAGCGGTGGTGTGCCTTACTTTACTACGACTTCGACCTGGGCGACCTCTGCCGCGCTCGCTGCTAATGCGTTGGTTCTCGGCGGCGGCGCAGGGGCGGCTCCAGCCACAACCACAACAGGGACAGGTGTAGTTACCGCTTTGGGCGTGAATACCGGCTCTGCGGGCGCGGTAGTGTTGTTTAACGGCGCGCTAGGCACACCTTCCAGCGGCACCGCTACCAACCTGACAGGCTTGCCACTGACCACAGGCGTAACCGGCAACCTGCCAGTTACCAACCTGAACAGCGGCACCTCTGCTTCAGCTACCACTTTCTGGCGAGGTGATGGGGCGTGGGCAACACCAGCCGGAGGGTCGCCGGGCGGCTCCACCACGCAGGTGCAATACAACAATGCTGGCGCGTTTGGTGGTATTTCTGGTGCCACAACGAACGGCACAACACTGACGTTGACTGCTCCTGTTATATCGTCAATCACAAATACCGGCACTCTCACTCTGCCAACCCTAACCGGTACGGTAGGTCTAGCCACCAGAACTGTTCAAGTCTTTACCTCTGGTTCTGGCACATATACGACCCCTACAGGGTGTAAGGCTATTTGGGTTCGCTGTGTTGGTGGTGGTGGCGGCGGCGCTGCTTCAGCAACAAATAGCGGCTCTGTGGGCGGTAATTCGACATTTGGCGCTATTACTACAAATGGCGGCGCTGGTGGCGGCAGTGGTGCGTCTGTGGGTGGCCCCGGCGGGGATGGAGGCAGTACTTCCGGTGCAAATGTCATAAATGGCACTGGTAGTTCAGGTAGCCCCGGCGGTAAAGACGGTGACGGGGCTGGCGGGACTGGCGGTGGAACTTTTATTGGCGGTGCGGGTAAGGGCGGCACATACCAAGCTGCCGGTTCTGCTGCCGCAGCAAATACTGGTGCTGGCGGCGGTGGTGGCGGTGCAAGTGCTGGTGCCGTAAATGCTGCTGGTGGTGGTGGCGCTGGGGGGTATGCTGAAAGTCTTATCAGTTCCCCGGCAGGAACTTACTCATACGCTGTTGGCGCTGGCGGTGCTGGCGGTGCAGCCGGAACGTATGCTGGTGGTGCTGGTGGGTCGGGGATAATCATAGTGATGGAGTCTTACTAACATGACCGTTACCTTAAAAGTGCTGATACCGGCCAAGACCGCAGAGGCCAGCCAGACCACGCAATACACTGCGTCGAACGTCACCACGATTATTGACAAGTTTACCGCGACCAACTACAGCGCCAGTTCTGCAACCTTGAGCGTCAATCTGGTCACCTCGGGTGACACGTCGGGCAACCAGAACCTGATTACCAAGACCAAGACGCTTGCGCCAGCAGAGGTATATACTTTTCCCGAGATTGTCGGCCAGGTGCTGATAGCGGGCGGGTTTATCTCCACCATTGCAGGCACCGCAACGGCGATCAACATTCGTGCTTCAGGGCGGGAGGTTAGCTAGTGAGCGAGCAAGAACAAGCGGTGCGCGCCATATACGATTCGGTGCAAGACCGTTTGGCTTGCGATTTTGCGCCATTTGCGGCTTTACTAAAAGACTGGCAAATAGTGCCTTTGACGCAAAACAACACCGTAATTGGTGGCGTTATGTTACGCAATAACGAGATCCACGTAGGCTATAAACGCCGCCCAAGCGCGTCAATTGTGCGGCATATCAAAAGCACGTTAGGCGATATACTAACGCGGTTTGATGAAGCGGTAACTTGCGTAATGGAGACAAATACGCGGGGGCTAGAGTTCTGCCGCCGTTTAGGGTTTGTGCCTACATTGGTTGAAAATGGATGTATCTATATGAAATGTATGAGGTGTCCCTATGTATAAAGTCTATCTTAGCCGCGCTCAAACCCGCGCATGGAGTTTGGATATGCCTATCGGTGATCCGACAGGCGGGCCTGCGTATGGCGAACGTAACGATCCGATGACGGCAGTAGTAGCCGGTTCATCAATTTTGGGATCGGTAATTTCCGCAGACGCGGCAGGCGACGCAGCCGACACCGCAGCGCAAGCATCGGGCGCGGCTTCGGCGGCGTCCATCGCAGAGCAGCGCCGACAATACGACCTTAGTCGCGCTGATTACGCGCCGTACCTTGCTGCTGGCACTACGGCGGTCAATCGGTTAGGCGCGGGCGTAGCGGCGGGTGGTGAGTTTGGCGCGGTTACACCGTTCGATTTCCGATACGACCAAAACACTGACCCCGGTTACGGGTTTCGTTTTTCCGAAGGCAGGGAGGCACTTGAACGAAGTGCGGCTGCCAGAGGCGGGTTGCTATCGGGCGCAACGCTTAGAGGCATAACACGCTACGGGCAGGACATGGGTAGCCAAGAATACCAAAACGCTTTCAACCGTTACACGACCGGCTTCAACGCCAACACGGGCGAACGTAACCAACTTTTCAATCGTCTTTCGGGTGTAGCGGGAACAGGTCAAACGGCGGTTAATCAGATTGGCGCACAAGGCGCGAACATGGCGAGTAACATCGGCAACGCCTACATGACCAGCGCGGCCAACACCGGCAACGCAGCGATGGCAGCGGCGGGTATACGTAACTCGGCGTATGGTGGGGTTGGAAATGTGCTAGGCCGGATGTATGGAAACAAAGGGTTCTCAAACCCGTTTGGTGGTGGCGGTGGCGGAAATGAAAATTTTAATATTTACGCACCAAGTCACGCGCAAAATCTTGGATTCGCGCCTGACGCGTATCCGGGAGAATAATTATGGCTGAACTTAACTTTGGACTACTGACCCCGCCCGGCTCGCAGAGCATAGGCAACGCTTTTGTGCAGGGCATGGATCAAGCAGCGGCGGCTAGGGCGCAGGAGAACCAGAACGCGCTGGCTCAGTACACCTTGGGCAAAGCAAAGCGCGAGGATGAGCTGACCAATAAGATGTTGGCCGGCATGCAAAGCGCAACCACACTTGAACAACAAGCGGCGGTGTTGCGTAGTGTTGGTAGGTACAAAGACGCTAGCGATCTTATGAATTCTGATTTGGAACGCCGATATAGATTAGGGCAAATAGAAGCACAACCCGGCGCACAAGCAAAAACAAAAGCGGACACTGCCATACTTCACGGCAACATTATGGAACGCGAAGCAACCGCAGTGGTTGCAAACCCCACTTCCGCAAGGGCAATGCAAGCGGTAGTTAATTTTGGTAGAGCTACGGGGCAAGACGTAACGCAAGAATTAAAAACGTTAACCGAATTAGGCGATGACCCGAATAAAATTGCTGCTTGGGCTAGAGGCCACGCACTTAAAGGCAAAGACCTTGCCGCGTTTAGTACGCCCAAACCTACGCCTACTAACGTAGGCAATAGAATTGTATTCTTGGATTTGAACCCCAATAGCCCTACGTTTAAAAGCGAAGTAATGCCTTCGCAAAACATAGGCGTTTCACCAAACACTCAATCCACATTAGCCCAAGCACAACAGCATTATGATGGATTATCTGCGTATCAAAAAGAACAACTTCGCGTTCAAGGAAAACAATTTGACTCTGATCGAGGCGTAATTGTTGATGTAAAAAATGGCACATTTGAACCTGTTTATTCGTATCCTAGTTCAACGCCTTCTGCACCAGCCGCACCCGCTGCAATTTCAACCGCGCCTATTGCAACACCTGCTGGCACATCAATTACGCAACCGAGGGCTGCAACTCCGGGTACGTTTCCTCGTGTTAATACCGTTCAACAAACAAATAACATGGAAGGCGCAACCGCAATAAGGCGACAAGAACTTGCAAACGAACAAAGCGCATTAGAAAACGCAAGGCAAAAACTGGCATCATCAGCAGCCGCTACTGATCCTGACATACGCAGATTTTACGAAGAACGATTTAAAGAAGCCACAAGTAATATAGATGCTTTAAATAAAGAATTAGGTAATCAACCAGCGCAACCTAGTGCTACACAACCAGCACAACGTACTGTATTAGGGCCGAAGCCAGAAAAAGCAACAGAGTCATATTTTAAAGAACTTAAAGGTGTCATAAACACAAATGACGCAATAAATAACCTCAAACAAATGGTTAGCACTTTTACTCCCGCAGATATGCTTAATCCTGCCCGCAGAGCAGAAATTGATACAGCGCATAAAACCGCAGTATTGTTAGCTAAAGAAATGTTTAATTTAGGTGTGTTAAATGGCGGCGATCAAAAAATACTTGAGCAAGTAATTCCTGATCCTATTTCATTCAGCAAAGGACTTGTGCCAATTGAAACAATCAGAAAAAATTTAGATGCCGCATCAAGTGTTGCAAGCCGCATGAATGCAACACTATCAAAAGTTCACAAACAACCATTGGTACAGTTAGATACAATAAAGCCAAATGAACCAAATACACCACCGCCGCCAATTCAATCCTTCAGGAGACCGTAATGGCAGGATACGATATTGAAGGAGCACGAAAAGCCGGTTATTCCGAGGAGGCTATTGCAAAGGACATTTCTGATTTTTCTAAAATTGATTACGACGCGGCAATAAAAGGTGGTCATACAAACGAAAGCATTATCAAAAGCCTGTCTGTTAATAAAAACAAAGAAGCTGGCGCAGGCGCGCCGGGTTATGCTCGCGGGTTGGTTTCTGTATTGCAAGGGCCAACACTAGGTTTTGGTGACGAGATTTTAGGTGGTATAGGTGGTGCTTATGACACGCTAACAAAGGGTGGCGATTACCTACCGAACTACCGAGCAAACAGAGATTACTTACGCGGGGCTGCTGAATACGAACAAAAAACAAACCCTTGGACTACTGGCATAACTCAAACAATGGCATCTGCGCCGTTGAGTGTTTTAAGGTTTGGCGCGGCCCCAATTGCTAACGCAATGACAAAAGCGCCTGCTGTGAATATGCTTGGTCAAGGAATGAGTGCTGCTGGAACTGGTGCGCTTTACGGAACCGTTGGCGGTGCTGGGGCATCTACTGCTGACACTCTTGGCGGGATAAGTCTTGATGCGTTAAAGGGTGGTGCTTTAAGTACGCTTTTGGGTGGTGTCTCTGTTCCAATTACTCGCGCTATCGGTGCGGTGGGCAGTAATATTGCTCAACGGTTTAATCCATCTAGCGCAACAACTGCGGCACAGTTAGAAATTGCTCAAGCATTGGCTAGAGATGCCGAAGCAAAACAAATAGCTGGCAATCCTGTTATTGCGGCTAGAACCACATTACCGGCATTAGGTGAGCCAGCAGTCATTGCCGATGTGGGTGGTGCCAGCACTAGAGGGTTGCTGGACACAATGGCGACATTGCCGGGTCGTACAAAAGAAGCCGTATCGCAATTTATTCGTCAACGTGAAAGCGTTGGTGCGGCACCTCGCATGATCTCTGCCGCCGAAGAATCTTTGGGCGTACAAGGGCAAAGGCTTGCCCCCACATTGGAAGCATTAACAGTAAAACAAGCAACAGATGCTGCACCAATATATAAGCTGTTGGAAAACGTATCTTTCCGCGCAGATGATGAACTTGTCAAACTATTAGCAAGGGAACCGGGAGCGCACAAAGCCGCTGAAATATCTGCAAGGCGGCGTGGAGAACCGAACATTGATTTATCTTTAATCAAAGCGGGTGACGATGTACCGTTGGCAGCTTTGGATAAAATAAAACGCACTTTGTGGGATATGGCAGACAGTGCAAAAGAAGCAGTTACCAAGAAACCAACTTCCGCAAGTCGTGACATAGAGAGTATCCGCGTAGCCCTAACGGACAAACTAGATCGGCTTTCTCCAAAAGATGCCGCAGGTAATTCTATTTACAAAAAAGCTAGGGACGCCTTTGCTGATCCTGCTGAATTAAAAGATGCCGCAAACATTGGCGCAAAAGCATTATCGCAAACAGAAACACGGATTAGCGATCAAATTAAAAACTTTAGCCAAGCAGAGCTTGATGCTTTTAGAGTTGGTGCTTTTGAGTCTTTGCGTCAAAAACTAGGCACATCCCTTGGCGGTAGAACTGAAATAATTAACGCTTACAAAAATCCTGTTGTAAAAGAAAAGCTGCAAACTATTTTTGGCAGTGAAAATGCTTACCAGACATTTGCTACAAAAATGGCAAACGAAGAACGATTTAGGCTTTTAAATGCAACTGACAAAGGTTCTCAAACAGCAAGCAGATTAGCGGCTGCTGATGATCTAGGCATGGGTGCATTAAGAGACGTTGCAGGGATTGCCTCTGGCGTTGCTGGTGGCAGTCCTGTTGGAATAAGTCAAGGCATGGTTAATTTGTTTAACCGCACAAAAATGCCTGAAACCACCAGAAACGAATTAGGACGTATATTGCTGACCGGAGGCCAAGAAGGGCAAAACAATCTTCGCTCTATGATACAAATTGGCAACCTTGTAGCAAGGCAACGGCAAGAAGCTGCGCGTCGTGCTGGTGTATTCAGCGCAACTCCTGCCGGTGCCGCTGCTGGTGGTTTGTCGTATCAAATGATACCGGGTATAGACTAATGGCAACCACCAACGAGCTGGACGTTCGCCTTACCTCGCACGAAGCCGTGTGCGAGTTGCGCTACGACAGCATCAATGCCAGGCTGAAGCGCATCGAGCATATCGGTATCACAATTGCCGGGTTTATCATTGCCTTACTTCTCCACATTGTTTTGAAAGGCTGACCATGAAAAAGCTGCTCCTTTTCGCTCTGCTGCCGAGTATTGCTGTGTCTGCTGTTGTCGTTCTATACCTTAAGTTTAATCAGCTTACAAGCCCTGACCTGATGATGTGCAACGGTGAGTATGCACTGTGCGCCGCCAGTGGCTCCACTCCTACAGGCAAGACAATAACGGTCAAGGGTAAGGTGTTTCAAGAAGGCATGGCGGTCTGCCCAATCCTGACAGGCCGAAGCGTAGCCAACGGCGCGTTGATGAATAACTCCTGCGATGCTCCTGCGGGCAAGGTTTGGAGCCTGTTTTCCACTGTTAGCGAAGCGCCACAAGCGCCATCGTGGGCAGTTGCGCCGTTGGTGGAGCGAACCTTCATCCTCGGCAAAGATTCGGGTATGTCGAACCAGTGGTCGTTCTTGTGCGACAAACAAGCCAAGCCAGTAAACGGAGTTCAGCTTGCATCCTGCTACGGCCCGATAAACGAGAGTCCAGCCACCAACGGGCATATCAAGCCCGGTGCTAAGATTGTTACTGACGCGCCGGTAGGAGTGCTTAACCCTGTAGGAGGTAACTTTTGAACCCGCTCTTTATTGCCCCTATTCTTGAGATCGGCAAGGGCATCATAAACAGGCTGTTTCCAGATCCAGCCGCCGCCGCCGCTGCCCAGCTTGAGCTGCTGAAGATGCAGCAGAACGGCGACCTAGCGCAGCTCGCCGCCGATACGGACTTAGCCAAGCTACAGATCCAAACCAACATCGCCGAGGCCAGCGGCAATTGGTTCACCGCCGGCTGGCGCCCTGGTATTGGCTGGGTGTGCGGTGCAGGGCTGGCGTATGCCGCACTAATCGAGCCGTTTGCTAGGTTTACCGCCAAGGTATGGTTTGGCTACGTTGGGGATTTTCCGGTCATAGATACCAACCTGACAATGCAGATTCTTATGGGTATGCTCGGCCTGGGCGCCATGCGTTCGATTGAAAAGATTAAGGGCGCAGAAGGCAACAGATGAAAGAGAACTTTGAGAAGTCGCTAGAACTTGTTCTTGCTCACGAAGGCGGGTACGTCCACCACGCTTTAGACCCCGGTGGCAGGACGAATCTTGGCGTCACCCAAAGAGTATGGGAGCAATATGTCGGACACAAAGTCGATGAAGCAGCAATGCGTAACCTCACAAAAGAGATGGTTTCGCCACTCTACCGGAAAGAATATTGGAATGCCATCTGTGGCGATAAACTGCCTAGCGGTGCTGATTATCTTGCCTTTGATTTTGCTGTCAATGCTGGCGCTTTTCGCTGCGTCAAAACTATTCAACGTGCCTTAAATATAACGGCGGATGGTGTCATCGGCCACGTAACTTTAAAGGCTATTCAAGAAACAAATGCAGAAGACTTTATTAACAATTTCTCGGCAGCTAAAGAAAGTTTCTACCGTGGCCTTACTACTTTTCCTACATTTGGCAAAGGCTGGCTTAACCGCGTTGCGGAAGCTAAAAAAACGGCCGAGGGAATGCTAGGTTAATTTGCAAGCCTCGCACTTCCACCTGCGCTGTTTTCCTTTGTTTATCGGAATGAACACGCCACCTGCTGTATTTTTGTGAGCCTGGCAGTTGGAACACCACTTGCGTTGAGTCAGCTTCTCCGCAGCGTCTGCAACTTCCTTAGCTAACGTCATTTCAGGCACTTCTTCAGCTCAACAGTCAGCCGTTCAATTCGTTGGTTGTTGTATAACATCATCGACCCTGCGTAATCCCGCGCTGTCGCTGCTAACAGCAAATCCCGCCTCGCCGTGTCTATCTCACGCGCCATCAGTTCTTCGCAAGTTGCTGGTGTGTACATCTGCTTTATCCAGTTTAGAAATTTCATTTTATCTCCTCAGAATTTCAATCACTGCCCACGCCATCAATCCGATGACTGCGAGCAGGCCGACTGCTGGTGAAAACTCTACAAAAAGGTCAACCACCGTTCTTCGCCTTCAGCTTGGCTTCAACAGCCTCAACACATCTGCTCCATACATCTATTTTCAAATAACAATCGTGTTTCTCCTCCTCCGTCAAACCAACCCACTCCTTCTTCCGATAGAAACCCGCTGCATTCAACATACTCACAAGGTTAGGGCCGCATATCTTTGTCGGCATTTGCGTTTCCACAAGCGCGGCACGTAGGTTGTTTATCGCACTTACGTCAATCTTATCCTTACCAAAAACATCCTCTAACGTTTCCAATGCCGCTTGCGCGGCGGCTCTTAGGTTGTCAGACATTGTTCTTCTCCTTCAATGCCTGTTGCACTTGCATGATTAACTCCCAACTGTCGCGGTCATCTATCGACTCCCATATTATTGTTGCTTCGTCTACGGTCAGGTTGACCCACGACTTATTTTGCTTGGCTTCAATTCGTTTAATGCCGCTCAAAATGCTTTCCAGCATTTCGTCTTTGTTCATACATCCTCCCCAATTCCTATCAATTTGCTGAAGTCTTTTCGCGCAGCAGAATCTGCAGCAGACCACCTAGCAGACCACGAGGGAGACCCCGCAGGAGACCGCGCTGCAGATCCCGCAGCAGACCATGCTGCCGACTCCGCAGCAGACCGCGCGGCAGACTGCGCGGCAGACTCCGCAGCAGATCGAGCGGCTGACCATGCGGCAGACTGCGCGGCAGCCCGCGCTGCATACCTCGCGGCTGACTCCGCAGCAGACCGCGCAGCATTTCGGAGAGACTCATCTCCGGTCATCAAATAATCAAATACCACACCGTCTTTGTCATTGGGATACAGATGAATAACGGATAACGCTTGCGTACGCGCAAAGTATCGCAGCAATTTTGTGGCATCAAACTGATAAACTGTGCGACGATAGTGAGAACAGCCTTTATCTTCCTGCTCTAAAAAATCTCCTTTTATTTCCACGCGACGAAGGGTGGCACCGGGTGCATGTTGCAAAGCATCGAATGGGTCACGCGACCAGTGTAAGCCTGATTTGCATAATTCTAGTTTCCCTTTGTAATGCTCCCACTTTCCGATTTTCGGCAGCGGCGAGCCGCCTCGCAATTTTTCGCCTGTAAAGTGCCATGCGTAGAATGTTTTCATTTTGTTGCCTTCCTTAACTTGATAAAAACTTTCCGTTTGTAATCACGTTGCCGCCGAATCAGTTCCAGTCGCTGGCCGCACACACCAGTTGCCATTGCCTTGTCCAGACGCCGTTGAAATATCCGCAGGTCATGTTCGACCTCTTGTAGATAAGTCATTCCGGTATCTGCTGAGAAATCTTCCGCTGGAACCCAAAACGATATTTTCCTCGCTCCGCGAACTACGTGTATTTGCGGCAGTAGTGCATTCATAAAAGTATTCATCAATATAAATCTTTCAAAATTGGCGCACGTGTCGGGTCGCGTAATTTTCGCAATGCTTTTGCCTCAATACTACGGATTCTTTCTCTTGATACTCCGTGATGATTCCCAACTTCTTCTAGCGTTAAATCTTTTTCAAATCTCTCCTGCAAAATGTCTTTCTCGCGTGGCTTTAGAGTTCCTAAAACCTGCTGCACGATTGCCGATGTTTCTGCCGCCAGCAGCGAATCCTCCGGAGATGGTAGGTAATCGTTTCTGTCTTTCTGCTCTAGCAAATGCTGCACGATGTTTGCATCTATAGCCCGCTCACCGCTGTTTGTTTTCAGCTTGATGGTTAACTGTTGCTCTGTCCACAAATCCGTAGGTGCCGCGCCTAGCACCTCCATCACCAGCTTTGCGTTTTGGGAAAACTCTCCGCTTTGCAGAATCGGCGCGTCTCGCATTGCTACCAGGTTGTTAATCCTGCCCATGCCCAAGCCGCAAGCCCGCTCGAATTCGGCAACCGAGGTGTAACCTTGTGCCTCGATTGCCGACAAAAGCAGATTATTGCGGACACTAACTTTGAGTCTAAATTCTTTCATTGCGCTTCCAAATCCGCTATTGCTTCTTCCTCGGTGCGACCCCAACCCATAGGATCGCCCTCGTCATAACCGTCGTGCGTGGCGCTCCAATCGAAATCACGACTGTATATTGGTGGATTGACGAATTCTGTATCAACTTTCATTTTGGCTCCTAAAACGCTATGTCGTCGTCAATGTCGGCAAATGTTTTAAGCTCTTTTTTTGGTTCTATTTTTTGCTCTACCGGCTGCGATGCCTTTGCCAACTCCAAAATCTTTACTTGAAACGCGGCGTTGATGTAGGCGTGGTTCCAGTATTTGCCCGTTGCCGCATTTTTGGTGCTTGGCATGGAGACAAATTCCCCTTTCTGAGACTGCTGAATGCGGCAACCTTTCAATTCCAGGAACGCATCTTTGCCTTCTGACGAATGAAGGTTAATGTTGAAGCTACGGTCGTGCCAAACGATTGAAATGTGCATTATTTAACCTTTTTGAGTTTTGCCAGCATTGCGTCCACGGTGGACAGAAAAGAAATTACGGCGGTTTCCAGCTCTAATATTTTCTCAGAATCCCGCTTAAAACGAACGATAAAAAGTTGTAAATGTTCCGGCAGGTCAGGGCGGAAACTAACGAAATCGCACCAGTCCCTGCCTGTGCAAGCCATCTGCCACATCATCTGATTTTTGTATCCTGACGGTACAACCCCTGCAATCTGGTAAGCCAAATGAGTCGCAACCTTCGGACACTTGATCTCTACCAACCCCGAATTGCCAACCAGACCGTCAGGCGAGGCACCAGCGCGATCTATGGTCGGATGGATACATAACCCCACCTCGTCAACACTAAACCCTGTCTCAGCTTCGTAGGCGCTTCGTGCAAGCGGCTCTGTCTCGGTGCCAAACTGCATCGCCGCGTTTGTGTAATCCGACCCTTGAGGCTTGCCGGTCAGGATTTCTGCGACGAGCTGTGCCTGGTAGTCCCGAAATCCAGCCGTTTCTGGCTTCATCAGCACAGCAGAAATCATGCTGGCCGTAACCTTACCGGCGCGGGCAGACAGCCATTCGGGAGTCCCTTGAATTGCATCAATGATTTTCATACAGTCAACTCGGTTTTGCGCTTGTTTTTGGCGTTGGTGAGTGTTGCCATTGCCATCGAATCCTGCGCGACCTGCGCCGTTTTGTAAGCCGTTTTAAAGGCTGTTTGCAGGTCATCAAGCGTTGCCGCTGCGTGAAACGCTGAAATGTGATCTGTGCAATCCATTGTTGCCTTTGGCTTGGCAAGGCTGGCTGCGTTGCCATCGTCGTCCTCTGGTGCTACTCCGACTGCGGCGCTCAGGCTGTAGCGGCGAGCATAGGTAAGTGCCGACCCGTAACCTTGGGCATCGACTTTGCTAACAGGCAAAGACAGGATACCGCAAGAAATCCACTCGCCAGATGAGTGCAGCAGAGTTGTCTCAACGCGCACCTCGTCTTTGTCGCTTGGCTCTAAGGTCTGGATGTAGGACAGGCCGTTTGCGCTAAACGCGGCACGTATGGCCTCCACCACCGAGGCGAGATCAGCATACTTGGATTTGAAGAAAGGGTTTGCAGAGTCTTTTATAGCTCCTTTCATAGAACCCTGCGCCTGAGCCAGTGCCGCTGCCAGTCCTGCAATACTTTCGCTTTTGTTCATTTGTTACCCCATATTAAGATTGAAAAACACACGATTGCGCCAGTGACGCAAATATAAAAACAGACTTCTGAGATGCTCATTCTTCCTCCGCATATTCAGCGGCAAGGTCTGCCACAAAATCTGAATTTTTCAGGTGCTTTTCCAGCATTACTATTACTGTCTTGCGCTCCCTCTCGATTCGATCTTCAAATGCGCGGGTGTTGGATGACATAGACGCGACATACATTTCAAGCATGTAACTTGAATCGCGCTCATCAAGCAAAAACTCGTAAAGATCAAATTCTGCTTTGCCTTTGTGCGGCCACTGGCCGTAATCCATCACGGTTTCAACTACTGACTCTAAAGCAAGTTCGTAGTGCCTAGCCGTGGGCTTAGAAGGTTGGCCAGGGTAGCAACGCGGGCAATCCGTAGCACCGCACATGCAGCGTTCGACGCTCATGCTGCCACCGCCAGCGCGACAACAGGTTGCACCGAAAACTGCGCGGTGAATTTGCTAACCGCGATGTCGCGCTGGGCGGGTGTCAGGCTCAATTGATCTTTGTCTGCGTTGCCCCACGTTTCTGTTTTTGTTGCAGCAATCAAAAACCAGTCTGAGGATCCGCGTTCAAT